GGTTAAAGCCGCCTCAATGGCTTCGATGCATTCGATGCCCCCATCGGTGTAATGGGAAGGATGATTAACCACATCCTCCCTAACCTCAGGCCTTTCTTCTTTTACAAGCCAAGGGACGGGGCAAACACCCCCTGGGCAATCAGAAATCTCTTCGTCTTCTACCGGCGCAAACCACGCCTTTTCAAGGACTCCTCCTTCATTTCCTCCGTTGGACCTTCCAGTTCCAGTACCAGAGACCGGGGCTTCGGTGCTGCTCCCATCCCCAGACCCTGCTCCATCGAAGGAATGTAACCGGTCACTCCGGGACGATCCATTCCCTCGATGTTGAGCGGATTCCGTTCCAGTCCCTGCTCGCATGCCGTCAGTCCACGATTGTACATATCGTACAACGGAACATCATTCTCTTGGTTATCGATGGGTGCACCGAAGTCTTGGTCTTGATCCAGGCACCGACACTTCACCTCATCTTCGACAAACGCATCCAAGAACGCGGCGGCTTGGTTATGCATGATATCTAAGGCTTGATTTATTCCTTTTACAATAATACTATGGCAAATTTCTTTGATTCCACCTACGATCCCAGGCACGACTCTGGATCCTCAGGTGTTGAAGTATCTGATCTACATCCTGAAAAGATTTATGACACAGATTTGCGTCGTTTAGAAGACGATGAGCAGTCTGTAATTGAACCCACGAATGACAAACAAGAGCGTGTTGCCAAATTCATGCGGGCCGCAAAGACCGCTGGGGCATACCGTCAACGAGCTGGGATTGCTGAGCCGACAATCCGTGGAAAAACTCCACGTAATCCAGCGTTTATCGATGGTACTGAACTTCCCAGCCTTGGGGACACTATTGGTACCGCCGGTAGTACCAACTACGCCAATAAACCTCAGCCACGCCTCGGCAAATCTTTTGCCTGATCACACCTGAGACAACACAACCTCGGGGGGTTGATCTTGGTACTTACCCTTGCGATCTTGGTAGCTCACTTCACAGGGAGCCCCGCGATAAAACAAGAGCTGGGTGATGCCTTCATTTGCGTAGATCCGGTTAAAAAGCCCGGTGCAGTTACTGATCTCCAGCGTGAGATAACCTTCCCAGCCACTTTCAGCTGGAGTGATATTCACAAGGATTCCCGAACGAGCGTACGTCGACTTACCAACCGCAACAACAGTTACGTCACGGGGAAGCTTCAGACGTTCTTGTGCTACGCCTAAGCAGTAACCATAGGGAGGCAAAAGAAAATACTGGCCCTTTTCGTCTTCCAATAATTCAGCAGGCTTGAGAATGTCCGGATCAAAGTCCTTGGGATCACAGTCGCCAGCCTGAACTTTTCCAAAAATCAAACATTGACTGGGCGAAAGTCGGATGTCGTATCCATAGGAGCTAAGCCCATAGCTCAAAAGGCGCCTGCCATCTTCTTCGCTAACGACACGATCCACAAACGGCGAGATCATGTCATCTTCTTTTGCCAGGGTCTTAATTTGCCAATCCGCAAGAACCGTCATGGTCGCCTTCAATCGTTTTTCAGTATACAAAATTAGTAGAGAATGCGGCCCTTTTCTGAATAAATATCAAGAAAACGCTCGGTTGCTTCCGTGGCTGATTCCATCGGTGGCAAATAGACCAAAAACGATGTGCAGGTCTTATGTCTGCTAACGCCATTGCTCGTATTTTTGAGCAGCGTTGGGGCCGTACGGAGAATGCAGACAGGAAAATCGAACAGCTTTTGTTCGTACCGGATCATGTCCGGGCAATTCGTAAAGTAAAGGCCTTGTTTGATCTCACGAGCCATCCACGATCTATATAATTTTCGAAACCAGACGGCATGGGAAGAGGTCAATGTAGGTGACGTTGAGCGCGTCATCTTCCACCGTTGGTTCTTCCGTTCCCAAAAGTAGGTACCACTGGGCGGAAACAAGTAGACACTACCGAACCACTGCTGGCAATTCAACCCATCATCCGATGGAGTGAAATATTCCTTTGCTTCGACGTACTGATTAGCCACCTTGGAGCTGGCAACGTCCAGATCGATGCCCTCCAGGAGTGCGTGCGCCGATGCGACCAAGTCCTGGTTGGTGATCAGCTCACGGTCTTCCGCGTGAGACTTAATATTTTGAATCGGCATCAGCTCTCAGCAGCTGCGTTGTAGTCCACTTCGCAGTAACGAAGGCCAGTCTTGTCATTGATGAGGTATCCTGCCTTTTCTTGTGGGTCAATCTTCTGCGCTGCCTGCAAGATTCGCCGGAATGTCTCCGCCATGTCTCCATCGTTGTCCCGTTCGCACTCCTCTTGTGCGGCGTGGAGTTCCTTGAGGGTCAGGAAGAACATGGACCGCGATAAATTCTCGGGCTGGAACACCATGACGCCTGGGCCCTCGGCATCCCACATCTTGGAGTAGTGCTCACCCATGTCACCAAGAATTAACTTGATTGTTGCATCAAGCATTTTGGCTTTTGTCTCATCCATCTCAGGGCCAATGACGGATGCGATCAGTTTTTCCCTGCGATTCATGCGTCTAACAAACCCTGCCGGGCCAATGATTCAATCAGTTTATCGGTCGGCTGGTATAAAACGACCATTTTTCCAAGTACGCCACGTTTTTTTATCAGTTTTCCTTCTGCATCGCGTACTTTATCCAACTCACCAGACCTGATAAGATATTCGGCCACACAACGGAGACGACGCTTGAGGGGCAATTCAGCCTGGGGGAATTTGCCACAGATTGTGTCGGGCCTCATGTCACGGAACGCCAGCCGCAAGCGATTCGCTAGCGTCATATTGGAATTGGCGTCCTCTTCTTCATAGTTTTTTAAGTTTTCGAGGTATCGACGCAGGCATCCGTCGTCGAAAGAGCCCTCGGGAGGCAAGAACATCTCCAGTTGCCGGAACAATGATTCCGGTAGGGACTCCTCGCAGTTCTCTACGGTAACTGCGGAAAGATCAACGTCTCGAAAACGGTGTGCCATTATTCCAACGCATCAAACGTCGTTGATTTATAAAGCCGGTTGATTTGCTTGCGGTGATCGTCTACCAAGGTCTCTCGGTTTTTGGCGAATGATTGCACCAGCGAGTTCCAAGGGATGCGGATGACTGCCTTCTTGGAAGGGTTGGGACATGCATTGATGTAATGGATGCCTTCTACCCAGCCCTTATCAGGGGTTTTTCTCCCCATGGCAATCCAATTCCTCAGGGTCTGGTCAGAAACATTCAGACGCCTGGCACATTCTTCTGTCGAGATGTATTCGTCGGCAAAGGCCTGGGGGTTCAGCGACGTTGTTTCACCGTTTTCGTAACGGCTATGCCACATGCTCGCCAGGATATTGCGAATACCCTTCAGTTCATGTGCAATGTCTTCTAAACCTTTCCTTAGACCGTATGCCATAACGACAAATGTTTTGATCAGATGCTAACGTGTGGGAAAACAGTTTGCCCAAATGGAAGATCAGATTCCCCCCAGCCAGCTGCCTTCTCTTCCACAGATTTCTCTCGAACAGCTAGAAGAAATGAAGGCCCGTGCCAAGGAGCTGGCAATTCAACAAACCATGGCACAACAACAAATTGCTCAACAACCTCCGCAAGTTGTCTATGTTCGTCGCAACTTGACGGTTGCCGAACTTTTACTGGTGTTTCTGCTGTCCTGCGGTTTGGTAACCGGTGTACAAGCAGCCTGGAACTTTGCGACCAACGTGCTACCCCGCCTTGAAATCAAGGTTAAGTAGTGTATTGGACTTACGGAACTATAATTGATCCAAGGGCATTTATGTGAATAGGTAGTGGCTAATCGCAGAATAAGCGAATTACAAGAGATTGCCGGCATTGACCTAGCCGAGGCCGACCTATTCACAGTCGTGAAGGTTGCCGAAGTTGACCCGGCAATCAAGAATAAAAAATTAACAATATCTGGCACCAAGGCATACCTAAATATTTTCTACCTGCCGCGCACTGGCGGTACTGTTAGCGGCAACGTCACCGTTGGTGGAGACTTAACGGTTTCCGGTACAACGACAACGTCTGGCCTGGCGGTTTCCAATACGGCAACCATCAGTTCGCTCACCGTACAAAATAATGCAACTGTCAGCGGCACCCTCAGTGGTACAACGCTGACTGGTACAAACGTCAACGCAACGAATGTCAACGCGGTCAACTTGACTGCAGACACTTTTACCATTGCGTCGCTGACGGGTGTTTCTGGTACCTTCACGTCGCGTGTATCCGGTGCCACAGTCACAGGCGATACCGGCGCATTTACTAATTTATTTGCAATTACAGGCACTGTTACCAACTTCTTGTCGGTTGGCGAAGTCACTGGTGTCACTAGCCGCTTCACAAATATCACCGGTGCAACAGGCGTCTTTACGTCTTCCTTATCCGGCGCGAGTGTCACTGGTACAACCGCAAGTTTTACAACAGGTGTTTTTCAGACTCTGGTTACATCTGGTCAGACGATTGGCGGCAACTTAACGGTTTCTGGAACATTTAGGGCGCTTGGATCTGGCTTCTTTAGCTCCGGTGTTCAAGTCACTGGAACCCTCAGTGGTACGACAGTAACCGGCACGACGGCTCAGTTCACCAATATCACCGGCGTTAATGTCATTGGTACCACACTAGTTTCTGGTGTAACAGTCAGTGGCGGTTTCGGTAAGTTTGATAGCGTCACTGGTAATACAATCATTGGCCTCACCACAATCTCTGGTGGGACAATCACCGGCAATACCGGAAACTTTACCGACATCAATGCAATTACGGCGACGTTCACAACAGGAATCGTTCGCCAACAAATCACTGTTACAGGCAGTGCCAATATCAACGGGAACCTAGTCGTTGGTGGCTCTGGCCTCTTTAGTTCTGGTATTAGTGCCACTGGAACGATCAGTGGTCAGACCTTTACTGGTGGATTGGCTCAATTCACCACAATCACAGGCGGCACCGCCGGCTTCACAACGGTAACCGGCCAGACAGTTACAGGTAATGCCGCTCAATTCAACACAATCACCGGCAATGCCGGCTCATTCACCGTAGTCACCGGTACGACAATTACCGGAAACCTCGGTTTATTTACTACGTTGACCGGTGTCAACCTTGTTGGCAGTACTTCAGTTTTTGGTGCCACTGTTACCGGTAACGTTGGTCAATTTACTGCACTAACTGGGAATACCGCTGGCTTTACAACAGTCACAGGTGCAACTGTCACCGGCACAACCGCTAATTTTGTCACGGTTTCTGGTAATACGGTCACTGGTAATACCGGGTTATTCACAAATCTCACTGGTGTTACTGTCGTCGGTACCACCACTGTTTCTGGCGCAACAATTACCGGTAATGTTATTCGTGCTACAACCATTACAGGCGTCAGTGGCGTCTTCACCAGCTCTGTGTCGGGTGCCACGGTGACAGGGGTCAGTGGTTTGTTCTCCTCTGCGTTAAGAATTAGTGGGTCCAATGTGGCAACTGAAAGCTACGCAGATAACACGGCAATTGTGTTTGCTATTGCACTTGGTTAAACACCTTATAATTAAGAAAACTGTGACTGGTATCCGCAAATAAATGGCACGTTTTGTTTCGGTAGTTAGGCAAAATATCGCCAGCGGATCTACCTCTCCGACTGCGATTATTTCCGGTACGTCCAACGCCAGTGGTGTTCCCGCCGGTACTTACGGCGTGATCCTCAGTATTCTGGCATCTAATACAACGCCCAATTCTCAGAACGTCACCGTTCAATTGATTAAGTCCGGTGGTACAACCACTGGTTCCCTCATTACTTCTGGCACTGTCCCGAACCAGTCTTCCCTTGAGTTCATGACTGGAAACAAGGTGATTGTTCAGTCGGAAGACGTTGTCCGTGCTTATGCAGGAACTGGCAGCTCCGTGGATGTTGTCGTTTCTTACATGTTGAACCCGCAAGATAACACGATCTAATCATGCCGTACCTTGGTAACGTCCCCTCATCTTTTAATGTTGGCACCAACAACATTGATAATGATGCAATTACAACCGAAAAAATTGCAGCGGGTGCTGTTGTCAATGCCGACGTAAACGCTGCGGCAGCTATTGCAGGTACAAAGATCAGCCCTGATTTTGGCAGTCAAAATATCCTTACAACTGGTACCAGTACAGCAGCAAGCTTTAGTCCCAGTAGTTCAAGCGTTCCCACAAACGGCTTTTATTTACCATCCGCAAACAACTTAGCCATCTCAACTAATGGCACTGGGCGGTTGTTTGTTGATTCTGCCGGAAACGTGGGCTTGGGAACTGGGAGTCCTATAGCCCCACTGCATGTGGTCGGCAACGTAAGAGCCAACCAATTTATCCCTTTAACAGACTCTGCAGCGGCTCCAGGGCTTTGCGTGGCGGTTGAAACTGACACCGGGTTTTTCCGGCCAGCCGGCGACACAATTGCAATTGCTACTGGCGGCAGTGAAATTGCTCGTTTTACCTCGGCAGGCCGTTTAGGTCTGGGGACTAGCAGCCCCATCGCATTGCTTGACGTGCGAGGCAATGTTTACCTCGCTGGCAACGGAACATCGCGACAGACTATTGCGGCAGTCACCACAGGAGGCAGCTTTGAGACTGGCGTTGAAGCTTCAACGGGTGGTGCAGTATTCACAGGCTCCTCTGCTTACGCAGGTGTCATTGGAACGCAAAACGCCACATCGCTTCAATTCGGGAGCAATGGAGCAATTAGAGCAACACTTGACTCCTCAGGGCGACTAGGGATTGGCACTACTAGCCCAGGGACATCGCTAGACGTAAATGGCAAACTGCGACTAAGTTCAACTGAGGACAGTCAACTGGAATGGGTCACAGGCGCGCAGACATGGCGCAGCAATGTCGTGAGTGGAGGGAAGTGGTATCTATACGATGTCACTAACGCTAAGTTCCCGCTTGATGTTTCTGCAAATTCTACGTGCAAGCTCGACATAAACACGTCGCACGTTGCGTTTACGACCAACGCCTCCGAACGCGCCCGCATCGACAGCTCGGGACGCTTGTTAGTTGGCACGTCTACTGCGCGTACTAACTTTAATGGAAATGTAACTACACTTCAGATTGAATCGACCAACTCATTTTCCTCTGGATTATCAGTAGTATCCAATCGCAGTAGCGCCGATGCAAATTGGCCGGCTCACATTCGTCTTGGGAGATCTGGGGCAACAACTTTAGGGTCAAATACTGTCGTAGCAAGTGGCAATAGCCTAGGGTCGATTAACTTTTCCGGTGCTGATGGCACAAACTTTATAGATGCGGCAGCGATATTTGCTCAAGTAGACGGCACACCCGGCGCAAATGATATGCCTGGGCGGCTGGTATTTAGTACCACCGCAGATGGAGCGAGCGGTCCTACTGAACGAATGCGCCTGGACTCCAGTGGCCGCTTAGGTCTGGGGACTAGTGCGCCTGCTGGCAAGGCAATGATTCTTGGCAGTGATACCACTAGTTTTGGAACTATTACCAATGGAGCATTGAACCTTGGTACGACTAATGGCACGACAAACGGACGATATGTAAATCTTAATTTTGGTTATGACACTGGTGCTACAAATGCTCCTGCAAGTATTGGTTTTACATATACAGCGCAGACTGGCACTGGCGCCGGTTCGCTTCAGTTTGGAACCAGGAGCGTAACTACAGATACCGCGCCAGACGTGCGGATGACAATTACCTCCGCAGGCAACGTAGGGATTGGCACTACTGGACCATCTCAAGCATTAGAGGTCAACGGTTCAATTCGGCTCAATAACGATCTTCTTTATGCGGATGCAACTGCAACCCGTGGCCGCATCTATGCTGACTCCACTGGTCTTGTAGTTCGAGCTGACACTGGACTAGCGCTTCGATTCCATGCTGATGCTGGAGAAAAAGCACGTATCGATACATCAGGCCGTCTGTTAGTTGGCACGTCTACGAGCCCTAGCGCGGGTGAAGGACAATATGCACGCATTGTGGCGCAAGGCAATACAAGCAGCGCGACAGGAGGAGCATACGTTTCACTTCAGAGGGGCGAAGCGGCAACAGCAATCACTGCCGAAGAAGAACTTGGTTTAATTAACTTTGGAGATAGCGCAGGCAATACTTTTGGAACCATTGCCTGTCGTGCTGATGCAACCGCTGGTTCGGGTGACTACCCAGGGAGACTTTCGTTCTCCACTACCGCCGATGG